CCTCATGCAACTAATGGTAACAATTATCATTTTATCTGTAGGGCACACGCATATGGTATAGATCCTTGGTGCGCTAAAAACATGTTAGCACACGTTATCAAATATGGTATCAATGAAAGTTTAGATATTATGTTGAGAAGTGATATTTTCCCAGCAATACAATTAGGTCTATATGCATATGATGATCCAGACTTACCTAATACAACAATTGTAGGCAGAAAGAAAACTTTAGATGGTAAGGAAAGATGATTAATGTATTCAATCGTCATTCCACATTTAAGTGATAGTGAGTACATAGATACATGTATTGAATATATTAAAAAGAATAGTAAGTATACACCTGAAATAATACAGATAGTAGATGAAACAGATGTTTACTATGCATTCAACAAGGGGGTGTATCAGGCAAATAATGATATAGTTGTGTTAATGAATGATGACATGATTGTATCTGAAAATTGGGATGAAAATATTCCGTTGTTTTTGTCAGAGGATACTTTTTTAACATTTAATGTAGTTGAGGCAAATCCAGGACATATGAATGGAGGTCCTGAATGTATCAATTATAACTGTGGTGATAATTTAGAGAATTTTAATTACACTAAATTTGCTGAATTCGCACAACAAAATAAGAATAGTTTACCTATCATTAGATTCAATCAAATTGGTTGGTACATGCCTTTTGTAGTACATCGTAAAAGTTTCGTGTCATATCCAAACATTGACAAATTCCCTTTATACGCCAATGATATGACACTTTTTCATTCAGTATTACCAAACTTAGGATATAAGGTTGCATTATTAAACAGTTTCGTGTATCATTTTAGCAGAAAAGGTACACAAAAATTTTATAGCGAGAAAATTATGAAAAAAAGAGCCATATTTACATATAGCAATCATCAAATTGAAGAAAAGATACCCTATCTTCAAAAACAAATTGTTAATAAGTTTAATACAAATAAACTATGCAAATACGAATATTTGCATTATAAAAAACCAGACGGAGAAATGACACCAGATGAAGTTATTGAATATGGTCTTGAAAAACTGTTTGAAGTAGATAACTATCATACTATTTTGATGTTAGATATTGATTGTATTCCTCTTAGTACAGAAGCATTAGAATATGTTTTTGAACGAGCAGAACAAGGAGTTTTAATTGGTAATGTGCAACGTAGTAATCATTTGGATAATAATAAGCATATTTATCCTGCTCCAAGTTGCATTGCGTTGACAAAAGAAATGTATCAAAAATTAGGAAAGCCCAGTTGGAAGCCTACTAATAGAAGTGACATAGGGGAAGAACTTTGTTACATTGCAGAAGAAAAGGGAATTGAAATTGAAATGTTTATGCCCGGCAAATATGAAGAAATCCCACATTGGAATACAGGAGAACGTAAACCTTGGGATTTGCGTGACGGAGATCCGCAGTTCGGTATAGGCACTACTTTCGTAAACAAAGACGGAAATGAAATGTTCTACCATTTATTTCAAAGTAGATTGAATGTTTTCAATCATTTGTTTTTCCTTAAATGTGCGAGTATCATGCTATGAAAAGTACAAGAGAACTATTTTGGAAGTTAAAACTTCAGTGCCATAAATGGGAAAATTATTTTGACGTTTATGATGAGATGTTACCACCTTTTATTGATAAACACCCTAAAGTTTTAGAAATAGGAGTCGCACATGGTGGCTCACTTGAGATGTGGATAGAGTATTTTGAAGGTAAATTAGATTTATACGGGGTTGATATTAACAAAGAATATCTTGACTATAAATTTGATGATGCACATGTTCAATATAGTTGTGTAGATCAAGGTTCACAAGAACATTGGGATGCATATCTAAGTGATGATAAAAACTTTGATATTATTGTTGATGATGGTAGTCATGTGATGAATGATCAAATAGTAACACTACTTAACTTATTTCCTAAATTAAACAACAATGGCATCTACCTTATAGAAGATACTCACACAAGTTATTGGAATGCTTACGGTGGCGGGTTGAAGAAAGAAACATCGTGCATTGAGTTTTGTAAAAATTTGATAGATTTACTTCATGCCCCTCATATAAACGAAACACCTCCGCCAAAGTTGAAGGAAGTTTTTGTAGACTTACATTCAGTTACTTTTTATAATAGCTTAATACTACTAAAGAAAAAACATATAGAGCATCAAGCGAAACCTGCACACAATGACGAGAGTTGGGACCCAAACTTTAAGTGGGGCTAATATGGTTGATTTACTAGTTGTCCTACAAAGTCATAGTAGGTCTAATAATCAAAAACAGATTACTAGATACATGTGTGATGATAAATCAGAAATTAGTTACCGTTGCATAAAGTCTCTAGTTAACTCTTTAAATAATGTTGATAAAGAAAAACCAAACGAAGTCAATATAAAATTAGCAGTGTTAGATGATCATAGTGATGATCACTTCTTAAATAGATTGACCAACATTCTTAAAGAGTGCAAATTTAATTATGAATTAGTTCATCTTGATACGTATGGTATTATGCCAAGTATACTGGCATGCTATGAATATGGAAATAAACATGGTAAAGATTTAGTTTATTTTGCACAAGATGACTATCTTTACTATGAAACATGCATCTTTGAAATGGTTGACGCATACTTTAGATTTAGTGAAAAGTCTAAATTACCAGTATGCATATACCCATTTGATGACCCGTACAGATACGGAATACCCCCAGAACGTCAACCAATGGTTACGGTACACTTAGGTATCAAGCGTCATTGGAGAACTGCATTTGGTACTGCTAGTTGTTTTATGGTTGATTATCCCACACTAGTTAAAAACTTTGATTTGTTTGAAGCAATGGGAAAGCATAAAGTTGACAGTGTAATGGAAGATGAGACAATTAATAGACTCTTTCACGATAGAGGATGTTTACTTTTTACTCCTATACCTAGCTGTGCATTACATGCTCAAGCAGATACAGAGAAAGATCCTTATTTGGATTGGAAAGAATTATGGGATCAATTCGCTGAAAATGAAACTAAAAAGTATGATTATTTGTTTAACACAAATAAAAAGTTAATATTAAATGTTGGTGCAGGAACAACGAGTGTACATAAACAAACTGAATATTTTAAAATAAATGATTATAAAGAATTAAAATTAGATGTTGCTGAGTGTAATCCTGATATCATAAGCGATATTACAACATTAGAAAATGTACCAAACGATAGTGTTGATGCTATATGGGCATGTCATGTAGTTGAGCATGTTTATTATCATAAATTACCAGATGTATTCAAAAATATGTTGCGTGTAATTAAGCCTGATGGGTTCGCTGTTATAAGAGTACCCGACATAGGTAGTATAGCACATATGATTGAGGATGATTTATTCACCCCTGTATATGATACTAATGTTGGTCCTATCTGTCCTATTGATATACTGTATAGTTCTAGAGTTTTAGTTGAAAGATTCGGAGAGCCTATGTGTCACCGAACAGGATTTACGGAAAAATCTATGACAGGGATATTAAAAAGTTTAAATATAGATGCATTGGTTGCAAAAATGAATGGGGAAATAGTAGCAATCTTATATAAGAGTCAGAATTCTCCCTCAGTTGTAAATGACCCTAATTTTAAATGGTAAACTATGAAAAAAATATTTGTAAACGGTACATTTGATTTATTACATGAAGGACACATTGCATTAATTAATTATGCAAAAACTTTAGGTGATGAACTTGCTATTGCTATTGACAGTGATGAACGGGTAAAAAGGTTGAAGGGTGAAGATAGACCAATTAACACTCAGCAAGAAAGATCAACACTTCTTATTAACCTAAAGTCAGTTAATGACGTTTATATATTTGACACAGATGAAGAATTAGAGTATCTTGTATCTATACATGACGTAATGGTTAAGGGTAGCGATTATAAAGATAAACCAATTATTGGTCAAGATGTTTGTAAAGAGTTAGTATTTTTTGATAGAATTGATGGATACAGCACAACACAAAAAATTCAAGATATTACTGATCGGTGATAATGGAGTTGATCAATATCAATATGGTACTGTAGATCGAATCAGTCCAGAAGCACCTGTACCTATAATAAATTATACTCATACTGTAACTAAAGCAGGTATGGCTGCAAATGTCAAAGATAATTTAGAAAAATTAGAGTGCGAAGTCGAGTTCTTACATGGAATCAAAACTTCTATTAAAACAAGAGTAATAGACTCAAAAACAAAACACCATTTATTAAGAATAGATCAAGATACACCAAGTAAACCAGTCAAAGTTGATTATAAAAAACTTGATCACTACGATGCTATTGTGATAAGCGATTATGACAAAGGTTCAATCTCATACGATTTAGTAGAAAACATAAGAATTCATTATGCAGGCCCTGTATTTGTAGACACTAAAAAAACAGACCTAATAAGATTTGAAGGATGCTTTGTTAAAATTAATCAAAAAGAATTTGATGCAGCTAAAACTTTTCCTTCAGATTTGATTGTCACAAAAGGAAGTACAGGAGCAGTATATAAAGATCAACTTATTCCTGCGTTAAATATAGAGGCATTTGATGTATGTGGGGCAGGAGATACCTTTCTGTCAGCACTTGCATATCAGTATTGTAACATTAAAGATATTTTAAAAGCTATAGAATTTGCAATAAAGGCTAGCAGTGTGACTATACAACACATAGGAGTTTATAGTCCAACCCTAGAAGAAATAGAGGAAATAAATGACAAGACTTGAAGGACATATAGAAAAAGGTTGGGGTAATGAATTTATTTTTACCACCAACGAACATTATTGCGGAAAGATATTGAATTTTAAAACTGGCTCTAAATTCAGTATGCATTTTCATAAAGAGAAAGATGAGACATGGCTAGTTTTATCAGGTAAATTTATCGTAAAATATATAGACATGGCAGATGCGTCACAGCATGAAGTTGAGTTATTAGAAGGTAATGTATGGAGAAATAAACCTTTATTCCCACATCAACTGATATGCATTGAAGAAGGTAGTATTATTGAAGTTAGTACACCTGACAGTGTAGAAGATAATTATAGAATTTTGCCAGGGGATAGTCAATCATGAAAATTCTAGTAACCGGTCATAAAGGTTTTATCGGTAATCATATATTAAAATCTTTAAACGAACATGAAACATTGTCTTTTGAATGGGGAGATAAATTCCCTAATTTAAAAGGGGTTGACTGGGTTATTCATATAGGTGCAATAAGCAGCACGACAGAGAAAAATGTTGAAAAAATAATGGCTCAAAATTATGATTTTAGTTGTGAGTTATTAGATAAATGTATAGCTTCTAATATTAATTTTCAATACAGTAGTAGTGCTAGTATCTATGGGCTAAATGAACAATTCACTGAAGACAGTCCAGTAGATCCAAGAACCCCATATGCTTGGAGTAAATATATCTTTGAACGATATGCTGCAACAAAATATGAACTTGCGAAAGAAAAAGACATAAGTATTCAAGGCTTTAGGTATTTCAACGTTTATGGTGATGGTGAAGAACACAAGGGAAATCAAGCAAGTCCTTATACTCAATTTTTACGACAAGCGAATGAAACCGGTGTAATAAAAGTTTTTGAAGATAGCCAAAATTATTTGCGTGATTTTGTGCATGTCAATAAAGTAGTAGAAGTACATAAAAAGTTCTTAAATATAAAATCAACAGGCATATACAACATTGGTACAGGAACAGCACGTAGCTTTATGGAAGTGGCAGCGATTATAGCAACACAAACTGGTGCAACTATACAAGAAATTCCAATGCCGCAAGAATTACTACATAGCTATCAAAAATATACTTGTGCAGATTTAACTAATTTAACAAAAACAATAAATGAACATCTTTCAACTTGAATACGAAGCAAGATTACAAAGTTGGCACGATTTAAAAGAAGATATTAAGAATTCCGATCTAAGAAGTAAGTGTATTAAAATAGATAAATGGTGGCAAAACGCCCCAACCGTAAATCATTACCTACACCTAAAAGACACACAAAACTGGCCCGATCCTTGGGAACTTTTGGTAGAAAATCTGTATTGCAATGTTGCTAAAGCATTGGGAATGTGTTATACTTTGTACATGACAGGTGAAGAAAATTTCAGAATGGTTACTGCATGTGATAAGATGGGTAATGATGTACTGTTAATATTGGTTAACAATGAACATATTTTAAATTATTGGCCTAATACAGTTGAAACGAACATAATTAATGATTTTGATATAAAGAGTGACATAAACATTAAAAATCAATTGGAAAAGCTGGCTTAATTCCTTTTGAAAAGTTGTAGTCTAGAATGATACGTAAAATATATATGTAGTTTATAAGTACCAAACAGTTAAATATTCTATCACTTCAGCATACAGCACATATAACAATAAAATAGGCAAATAAATGGATATACACGTAATAAAGCGTAATGGAGAATCAGTTCCATTAGACATAAGCAAAATTCAAAGACAAGTAGCATACGGATGCAAGGGTATAGATAACGTTAGCCCAAGCATGATAGAAATAAAAGCCCAAATACAATTACATGATGGGATTCATACACAAACAATAGACGAACTCTTACTTAAAGCAATGGTTGACCTTATTGATGAAAGCGAAAACACGGACATCAATGACGTTAACTATCAATACGTTGCTGGTAGACAAAAGGTTAGTATGCTACGCAAAGAGGTGTATGGACAATATGAACCACCATCTCTATACGAAATAATCACAAAAAATGTACAATTGGGTATGTACACTCCAGAATTGTTACAATGGTATACTAAAGAAGAATGGGATATTATTGATTTGTTTATTGACCATAGCAAGGACGAAAATTATACCTATGCGGCTATCGCACAATTAGCAGAAAAGTACCTAGTTCAAAACCGTGCTACTGGTCAAATTTTTGAAACACCGCAGGTGCGTTATGCAATCGCCGCCGCTACTGCCTTTCATAACGAACCTAAGGAAAAGAGATTAAAATATGTTAAAGAATATTATGAATGTGCTAGTGACGGGCATTTCACATTGGCCACGCCTGTCTTGGCAGGCCTTGGCACAACTACAAAACAATTTAGTAGTTGTGTGCTTATTAGTAGTGACGATACTCTTGATTCAATTTTTGCTGCTGGTGAAATGATGGCAAAATATGCTAGCAAACGTGCTGGCATAGGATTAGAGATCGGTCGTATTCGCCCATTAGGAGCGCCAATACGTAACGGTGAAATCAAACATACAGGCATGATACCTTTCTTAAAGAAATGGTTTGGTGATCTACGTAGTTGCAGTCAAGGTGGTGTACGTAATGCAAGCTGTACTGTAACATTTCCTGTATGGCATTATCAGTTTGAAGATTTGATTGTGCTTAAAAATAACCAAGGCACAGAAGAAACACGTGTAAGACAAATGGATTACAGTGTTGTAGTTAATAAGATGTTTTGGAATCGCTATAAGAAAAACGAAAATATAACATTGTTTGATCCACATGAAGTGCCAAATTTATATGAAGCATTCTATAGCGATACAGAAGAATTTGAACGTTTGTACACAATGTACGAAAGTAAAAAAGGGTTGCGCAAGAAAGTTTTACCAGCAGTAGAAATATTCAAAAATGGTATCTTAAAAGAAAGAACAGATACTGGGCGTATCTATTTGGTTAATATTGATAATGTTATAAATCAAGGCCCGTTTGATACTAAAGTTGATCCAATATATCAAAGTAATCTTTGTCAAGAAATATTACTACCTACGAAACCATTTCAGAGAATAGAAGATGAAAAGGGTCGTATCGCTCTCTGCACATTAGGTAGTGTAAATTGGGGTGCATTTAAAAATCCGCAAGACATGCGAAAAGCCTGTAGAGTACTTGTGCGCAGTCTAAGCAATCTCCTAAGCTATCAGGATTTTTTAAGCATACAAAGTAAACTTGCAAACGAAGATTTTGAACCATTGGGTGTTGGTATTACTAACCTTGCCTATTGGCATGCAAAAAGACACTTACGTTATGGTACAAATGAAGGTCTAGCAGAAGTAAAACGCTGGATGGAACATCAAGCATATTACCTAACTGAAATGAGTGTCGAGTTAGCACAAGAACGTGGACCATGTAAAAATAGTTCACGTACATACTATGGTAAAGGCATTTTCCCTTGGGAGCGTAGAGCAGAGGGCGCAAATGAATTGACTGATTTTAGTCCTAGCATGGATTGGGAACCACTAAGAGAAAAATTAAAGCAATATGGTATTCGTAATGCAACATTGATGGCTATTGCTCCTGTAGAAAGTTCTAGTGTAGTTTTAAATTCTACAAACGGTATTGAATTACCCATGGAACTTATCAGTGTTAAAGAAAGCAAAGCAGGAAGCTTTGTACAAGTTGTACCAGAATACAAGCGATTAAAGAATCGCTATCAATTAATGTGGGATCAACATGATTGTATAGATTATTTGAAAACAAGTGCAGTTCTTGCTGTTTACATTGATCAAAGCATTAGTACAAATACTTTTTATAATCCTGCATACTTCCCTGAAGGTAAAGTTAGTGCTACATTAATTGCTAAAAATTTAATGCTTGCATACAAGTGGGGATTAAAAACCATTTATTATAGCTTAATTAATAAAATGGGTTCTAAGGCAGCATTAAAAGATGATAATGTAATTGAATTCACAAAGCTCGAACCATTGGAAGATGAAGAAGCTTGTGAGGCGTGTGTTCTATAATGGCACATCTTGTAGCTAACATACCACCAGTTCATTGTTATATACGCAAAGAGTTTTTATATGACTTTGAAAAGGGGCATGGTGAATATGAACCTTGTATATGGGTATCAATCAAAAGCATTCGTGGTCAAGCATTTAGAATAGAGGCATACTTACCAAACTATGGCGCACTTTATGACAAACTACCTTTACATGCGTTTGTATCACGCACAGAGAATCTTGACCCTACACAGTTTCTATCTTTAGACACACTACAGATTTGGGATTGTTTCAGCTATGACTTTACTGTTATACAAAAAGCATTTCTAAGAAATCTTAGTTGTAAGTTTTATGCTAAAGATAAAAAGTTTCATGAAGGTAACTATATGTTTACTGTTGATCATTCAGCACCAGATTTAAATGTTATAGATACTAGTTATGCTGAGTGGCCAGAAGATCATAAGAGTTTTAATTTTATAGAATTAAATAATGGGCAATATGCAGCACAACCTAATAATCGTTGTTTATTTTTAGATGCTGCAAGTAATCCAAAAGAATTGAAGTTCCCTGATTTTAAAGTATGTACTAAAAAATATGTAGTAGAACAGAATCCTAAGTGGTTTTTAGGAGATACAAACACAGTCATGTATGAAGAGGATAAATTATGAAAAAACTTTTACTATTGCTACTAACACTAGCATCAACATCTTTTGCAGATGAATTGACAATTTGCGAAGGTAAATTTGCATTGTGCGCCGCTAGCACTTGCACAGAAACAGGCAGAACCATTACAACTAACAACGGAAAAACATATCCCGAAGTAGTTTGTAAATGTCCAGTACTTGAAGGTAAAAGTATTGCTGATTTAAGTGCTGGTGTTATGAAGGGTACATGTAATGTTGAAAACCCTGATAAACAAGTATGGAGTTTATTTGCGCCACGTCTACACTACCCGCAAGAAGCAAATAATTTTGTAACTAATCCTATTAGTGCAACAAGAGCAAAGGTACAAACTTGTTCAGGTGATGTAGCACAAGAAAGTACTAACTGTTGGGGAATGATGTGTATCTATGATAGAAATCCTATCAACGGCACAACAACAGCAACATGCAGTTGCCCTATTGGTCAAATAGCACAAGGTATAGAATTTTTAACAGAAGCTGGTCAGGGAAATCCATCAGCATGTGATAAACACCCAGTAGCAGCACCAAATCCTTATGCAGGCACACGATAATGAGTAAAGAACAATATAATTTAAGTAAACAAACAAATTATCTAAAGCGCACCATGTTTTTAGATCCAGAAGGTCCGGTAACGGTTCAACGTTTTGAAGAAGTTAAATACCCTAAGGTAACAAAATACGAAGAAACTGCACGTGGTTTCTTTTGGGTGCCAGAAGAAATTACATTAACTAAAGATAAAATTGATCACAAAGATTCTAGTGAGGCAGTTAAACATATCTTTACTAGTAACCTATTGCGCCAAACAGCACTTGATAGTATTCAAGGTCGTGCACCTGCACAAGTATTTGGACCTGTGATTAGCGTCCCAGAACTAGAAGCATTAGTTAACAACTGGAGTTTCTTTGAAACAAATATTCATAGTAAAAGTTATTCACATATCATTCGTAATGTGTATGGTGTACCTAAAGAAGAATTTAATAAGATACATGACACAAAAGAAATCATAGACATGGCTACAAACATTGGTCGTTACTATGAAGATTTGCATCAACTTAACTGCCGTAAAGAAACAGGTGAAACAATACCTGAGATGGAACATATTAAAGCAATTTGGTTAGCATTAAATGCTAGTTACGCACTAGAAGCATTGCGTTTTATGGTTTCATTCGCTACAAGCTTAGCAATGGTTGAGAATAGAATCTACATGGGTAATGGTAATATCATCAGTTTGATATTACAAGATGAATTACTGCATACAGAATGGACTGCATGGTTAATTAATAATGTAGTTAAAGATGATCCACGTTTTGTTATTGCAAAACAAGAATGTGAAAAAGAAGTTTATAATCTCTATATGGAAGTTATAAATGAAGAAAAAGATTGGGCTGAATATCTTTTTAGTAAAGGCGTTGTAATAGGACTAAATGCAGATATACTTAAAGATTTTGTAGACTGGACCGCTTTTAATAGATTAAAAGATATTGGAATAAAGTATTTAGAAAATCACCCAAAGGTAAGTCCTATACCGTGGTTCAATAAACACGTTAATATCAATAAAAAGCAAACAGCTTTACAAGAAAATGAAAGTACAAACTATGTCATTGGTGTAATGAGTGACACAGTTGATTACGAAGCATTACCAGATTTATAAAAGGAAAAACATGAAAGCAATAGTTTGGAGTAAGGATATGTGTCCTTTCTGCGATAAAGCCAAGGCTTTGTTAAAATTAAAGAATATAGAGTTTGAAGAAAGAAACATTAATAAAGATTACACAAAAGATCAATTAATGGAAGCAGTACCTAATGCACGTACAGTTCCTCAGATTTTTATAAATGATGAACTAATAGGTGGTTATACAGAATTACACAGAAAATTAATGGGATAAACATGGATATTAACATAAATGAAGTATATTCGTTCAAATTAAATAGCGGAGAAGAATTAGTAGCAAAAGTGATAAAAATCACCGATAAAACCGTTGAAATCAGCGAGCCTGTGAGCATTGCTCCTAGTCAAAAAGGAATAGGCATGGTCCCTAGCTTATTTACTACTGATATGAACGGTGTTTTTAGACTAAATATTAATAGTGTTGCAATAGTTGCAGACACTAATGAACAAGTTAAGGTAAAGTATATCGAAGCTACTACCGGTATACAAGTACCAGAGAAACAAATTATATTAGGATAAGGATGCCACAACTTAGTAGAAAAGGGGACACTGATCAACCAGGCGGCGCAATAATGCGCGGTGCTGGTACAGTGTTTGCGAATGGTATACCAGTTGGCTTACATGTAAGTCAAATAACACCACACGCACCATTTGGTCCACCTCACCCGCCACATGCGGCTGCAACAACTACAGATGGAAGTCCAACTGTATTTGCAGAAGGTTGCCCAGTGTTAAGAGTCGGTTCAGGAAATAGCTGCGGACATAGTATCGTTCAAGGCAGTCCTGACATTTTTTGTCCATGAGTCTACAAGGTCAGCAAACACCAAATAGTATAAATTTAACAGCTTCACTTCTTTCAAGCACAGGCTTAACCATAAATGCAACTGCTGCAGGGTTTATGGGTTCAAGCACTGCAGAAGCTAATTATACTAAAGGAACTATAGGTTCATCTACTGTATTAAACAGGTTAATTGATTCTATTAATTTAGCCCACGGTAAAATAGGGGTAGGTGTTAATGATGTTAGTCAGGCAGTTTATGACGCATTAATATCAATTGGTAGTTCTACTATTCCTGCTTTAGGAAATTCAAAGCCCGCAACTTATTCATCGACCGTTTCAAATTCATTAGCAAGATATGGATTCATAAGATTTCCTGCATTACAAGCATACAATGAGTTTGTTACTGGAGGTGGCGCCTACAGAGATTTTTGTTTAAGTTTTATTACTGCCATGTCATTTAGGGATATTACTAACCCAACAATAATTTCATTGGCAAACAGTGTGAATTATCTTCAAGGCATTTACAGTAACATGAATGATTTGATTACTGCTGATATTACTGGCGTTAATCAAGCAACTCTTTATTGGGGGCAAGATTTAATAAATTTGGGCAGAGCAATTAATTTAGCCAATATAGATAAATTTGGTACACCTAGTGTATTGTTAATCACTCTGCAAAGAAACAATGCAATATCACAAGCATTATCTTATGCATTAATATTCAGTGGTTTAACCACTACAGAAGTGAACAGTATTTTAAACGGAGTGGAAGTTACTCCGCAACAAGAGCAAAAAATTTATAATGCTTTTGTTTTAGTTACAGGAAATGATTTAACAGATGTTTTAATACCATTAAATGTACAAACAACTGGATTGCAGTCATTAGCAGATTTGCTAAATCCTATAAAATTATTTCCTAATAGTTATGCAAGTTTGACTGTACCTAGATACAGCACCGCCACTTCAGCCGCTAATAGTAAAGTTTATTATAATATATACGCTAGCGGGGCACTGAGTCCAAACGTAAGAGTTTTTAACTACGGAACTTATTTAACATCTATATTACCAGATGACATAAGAATAGCATGTGGTGCATTTTCTTCAGCTATGATGCAAATTAGAAATATACAGTCTGTTCCCATAGAAAGTTTTGCACAAGTTGTAACCAATTTAGAAACTGTAAATGGATTGAATGTGAATGGATCAGGTGGCACTCCAGTAAACACAGCAGCGGTTAATAGTGCAATTAGTGCTATTGCTTTAGGTTCAGGAACAAATGGCACATATTTGGCTACAGACTTTTTTGGCGCAATGACAGGATTGAATTATAATTATAGTAGAATACAACAGTTAATTCTTCAATTGCAATCATCAAATCTTGCGACAATTTATACGAACATTTTTAATAAATTGTCCGGAGCAGGTCCGTACAATACAGACCTTACTACATTTATAGGTCAAGCAAATACAGAAATAACAACAATACGAAATAATAATTCTGTTGCGGCAACAGAGTTAAACACTTTATGGAGTCAAATAGGAACTAATTTGATGAAGGAGACTGCCTCTAGAACAGCAGCACTCCCTTCAAATGCAACAGCTACAATAAGTAGTATAACTTCTTTTGTAGATAACTATAATTCGTATGCTTTAGATACAGGGCAGTATCAATCTGCTGCAGTATTAGAAGCTATATCGGATACAACCAACTTAGGAGGACAAAGTTCAATAGCATTAATGCGTGAAATACGAAACGCAAATAGGTTAGGTTTGTGTGGTTTAGAATTGGATAATAACATAAGTAATATTCAAACTGTAACCCCGCAATCCTCTATAGGGAATGTAACAAGAGTAACAGGTGCAACTAATATACCTGGAAGTTTTGCCGGATCACCAAACACTGATCTAGTTCCCTCCAATTTAGATATATTTAATATATCTACATCTGTCTCAGTACCAACACAAACTCCAAGTCAAGCATTGCAAGATGTTATAGATTGCAATTGTGACTGCTGGGACAATCTTTGAATTGTGATCTTAACTTAATAATAAGTTAAAACCAAAATTCTTGTCTTTTAATAGAACATAGTGTATACTATCGTTCGGAAAGGAAAATTATG